TGCGTACTTCTGCCCCACTACCGGGTAGTCGTGGTAGGTCCGGACGTACTGATGCACTCGCTCAACTTCTGCCGCATAGAAGCTACGGTCTCGGACCAGTTTCGCCAAGACCTCCCGCAACTGCGGTCCATCGTTCGCCACCGTCCACGGCACCGGAATGCCGAGCTTCACCAGATCGTTCTGCGCCTCGGGGTCGCCCGCGATGACCGCCTTGCCCATCGCCGCGCCCTCCAAGCCTGACCCCTGCATCCCGAGCCAGAAGCTGTCGAACACCGCATCGCAAGACGCCTTGAGCCGCAGGGCCGCGCCGTGTTCCATGTTTTCAATCAGCACCGGCTCGATGTCGATGCCCTGATGCATCTTGAGATAGTCGCACGCATGCAGGAACTCCTGCGTCCCCTTAATCCGCCGCATCGTCGGGCTGTGCGCCACGCGGAAGGTCTTGGACTTGACCGTCTCCTCTTTCGCAATCTGCTGATAGTCCGAGACCGGCATCGGGATCGGGAGCCAATGCTTGATGCCGAGGCGGTGATGATAGGGCCGCGCCCCAAAGCAGATGGCGTCCATCCGGTCATCGTTACCGCCGTCATTCACGCGCACCGACCCCGCCATGTTGCCGGGGTCCACCGACCCGTGGTAGGTCAGCGCCTGCATCAAGCCGTCGCGGGTTCCCTTGCGTAGCTCGTTCCGCAAGACCCAGTAGTCCATGTGGCTATGCACCACATCCGCTGTCTCGTAGAGTAGCTGGACGGTCTGCGCGTCAACCTCCGTATCCCATTGGCGGAGGTCGCAATGCTTGTTCGTATGCCCAAAGCGAACCAGCGCCGACACTACACCCGGTACCACATTCGCCGCCGAGTGGTAGCGGTAGACCGAGGAGCCGGGATCGTAGGCTGTCAGTTGTAATACCTTGAGCGCGGACGGGTCGTAGGGCGTTGCCGTGTAGTGCGAGGCAATGAGACCCGGAGATAACACCCGGCCCACACTCGCCCACACGCGGTCAATCTGCTCCCGAGACGCCACCACCCCTCCGCTAAATAGCTCCTCGGCTTGTGCCGTAGAGAGCGTCATCTGTTGCCCTTTCTGCCACACCTGTCCGTTGATCAGGGCCTTTACACGGACGGTGACCAGCATCTCTGGCGGAAGCGCCGAAGCGGAGGGGGTGATGGCCCCCTCCGCACCGACTGTCCGCTTGGCTCTCGGCTTACGCAGAGGCCGTGTTGTCCAGCACAACGAACGGGCTATGCTCGTCAACCTTGTTGCCCGACGAGTCAATCGCGTAGGCATAGGTCGAGGTCGGGAGCGGGATGCCCCCGGCGCGAGCGACGAACCGGTACGTGGTGATGTCGTTCACGAACTTGTAGTGGATCGAGGACTCGACCGTGAGGGCCTGACGAAGCCCCATCGCGTAGAAGTCGCCGTTCACCAGCGCCACATCGCCCTCGGTCCCGAGCGTCGGGAGAAGGTCCGTGACAATCACAGGCAACCCGAGGAGGGTCATCTGCGGCTTGTCGCGGAGATTCGGGATCCACGTGACCATCGTGTTGTTCGTGGTCTGCATCGCGAACAACTGCGCGAGGACACGGCGGGAGATCATCCACACCGAGTTCGGCCCGTGCGTGTGACGCTCGTACATCTGGAACGCATCACGCGCCTTGAACTCGTTCGCGGTCTGACGCACGACCTTGAGAAGCGCCGTGTTCGAGGTGTTGAACGCGCCGAGCGGCTGGCTCGAGCCGGTGCCATCGATGGTGATGTCTTCGTTGATCTTGTTGATGACCTGCCCGCCGACGGCGGCAGTCACCTCGGCGGGAAGCTCGCCGGTGAAGTCATCGCCGAGGAGTTCGTCGCCGAACTCCGTCACAGCGGCGTACTTGTACATCGTGAGGAGACGCTGACCGAAGTTCGGGTCACGCTCCGGCTTGGTCGCGCCTTCGCCAACGATGGTGACGTTTGCAATCTTACCCGCCATCGGGCGGTTAAGGGTGGACGTACCCTCGTCCTGCAGAAGATACGGAATTCTCAAACTCCGTCCGGGGACATTGTACCTCCGGGCGTACTGGAACAGACCCGGCTGGGCGTTGCTCACCGAGAAAATCTCGGGAACCTGCGAGAGCGGGAGGAGGAACTCACCACCGTTGGTCGAGCCGGTGATGGTGCGGGTCATCATATCGACCGTGCGAAGCGCCTCGGCCTCCTTCGCGTTGGCAGGACCCTTCGCCACGGCGCGGACATACGAGCCGATCGAGGGGAACGCCTTGACGAGAACCGAGCGGACCTTCTCGCTCGCGTCCTTCATGCCAGCGAACTCGGTGCGGTCAGCACCGCTCACATCCATCCGGGTCAGGCCCTCGTCGCCACCCTGACGGGCGACCTCGGCATCAGCGGTGAACTCGGCGGCAGACTGCGCCCGCATCTCAAGCGCACGGATGTCAGCGGTGCGCTTCTCAACTTCCTCCGCCGTGAAGCTGGCGGTCGGGTCCATCAACTCCGAACGGAGCTTGTGAGCCTGCTCGCGAAACTCGTTCGCGGCACGGTTCTTGGAAACAAGTGGGGCCTTCATGGTAGTCAGTCTCTCTTACTTGGGTAGGACGAACGATGATCGCACCGCCTTGATGCGATCCTCCATCTTGGCGTACCGTGCCGTGCTGTCCGTCGAGGTGGGCGTATCCAACACCACGGGGGCGTCAGACGAAGCCGTCTCGGTCATGGTAGGCGTGGGCTTGTACGTGTCCAGCAATGCCTCTCGCGCCTTGTCGGATAGCGCATCCAACGCGGCACGGGCGGCAAGTAGCAGGAGTTCATCGTCCGTGCGCTCGGGCGACTCCTCCTCCTCCAACTGGTCAATCGGGTTGACCGTCTCCATTTCATCAGCGCGAGCCGCCGCGATTTCAGCGCCCGGCACGGCGGGCATCGGGGTGATGCTGACCTCGCGCAGTTCGATCTCGGTGAAGCGTTCGACGGGCTTGCCGTTGACGGTCACCATCTCCGAGGCACGCGGGATGAACCCGATGCTGAACCCCGTGGAGGCTCCGCTTGCCAAGACCGCCTTGACGTATTCCAACGCGGCCCGTCCGTCAGCCGTGTCAAAGATGTCGGCGGTCATGACCAGCGCGTCCCCCATATCCTGCATCTCGGTGACCACGCCAACGTGCGCCTTTGAGGTGCGTTCGTGATCCATCAGGAGCGGAACCTTGCGGGCCGCGACCTTGTTGTTGATGGTCCGCTTCGCAGACTCGCGGGCGAACATCGTCTGGTAGCTGTCCACCACCTCGTAGGTCAACGCCACGCCCGACACGCGCCCTGCGATACCGGGCGGGAGGTCAGACTCGGCACGGATCTGCGGGGCGGCTTCGGTTAGGTGGTAGCGCGTGGACTTCATCGGGTTACTCCGGGTCGGCCTTTGGCAACTGCTCGGTGAGAACCGCTTCGAGGGCCTGTACGCCTTGTGCAACCTCGGCATACGGGCGGGTCCGCATATAGTTGAGAATGCCAACCGCGAGGGCGGAGGGAATCGTGACGGTCTGCGGGGTCTCGGTCATTGGGCCTCAAGGAAGGGTAAGGGAACTGCCGTGGAAATATAGAGCAGGGTGCGCTTCCGTGCCTAATACGTCATGCCGACATTCGTGGGACCAGAGGGCCGTATTCTCGGCATGGGCCTTCAGCACGACGATCACTCGGCTATGCTTCCAGTACTTGCCCCAATGCGTACTGCCGTCGGGGAAGCGGTCGCCCTGATAGACCCCGTAGCGGAGGCCGCTCGGGTCCGCATACGCCGCCGCCGTGCCACGGCTGGTGACGATGGCGTGTTGGGTCCACCACAAGGCGTCAATCGCCGCACGGTCGGTCACCGGGAACACCGTGACGCCCCAGTTGAGGGGGTCGGCTTTCGGCCCCAGCCCGAAGGCGCGAAGCAGTTGCCGCCCGATGGACGCCAGCCACTTAAGCATTGGCCTTCAGCGCGGCGACTTCGACCTCAAGCGCCTCGATACGGGCCATCGCTTCCTGTAGCGCCTTGATTGCCGCGAAGGTGATGTCCTTCGTGTAGACCGTCTTGAGCGGTTCCTCGCCTTCTGGCGTATCCCCGAACCCATCGGCGTCCACCCACACAGGCTCGACCGTCTCGACCTGTTGGGCGATGACACCGAGGTTCACATCGTCGTGCGTCTGGTCGATGTACTTGTACGCAACAATCTCAAGCGCGGCGACCTTATCCCACATCGACGCGGCTGGCGTGATGTCGGTCTTGGTGCGAATGTCCGAGAGGTCAACGTTGTTAGCCTGATAGTTTGCCAAGCCACCGTTCGAGCGAATGACGGCTCGCGTTGTTCCGTCCGTGCATTGCAAAAATGGGTTTCCCGTGCCATTAGGCGCACCACCGGAAAACACAACATTGACACCAAGCATGCTGCTGGTCGCTTTGTTGTTTGTGTACAGCGCCCAATTACCAGCATTAGTCAAAAACTCGTGATAGGCACCAGCAGAATCGTTGTACGCGCCATCATTCGACGCCTTGAAGTAGCCCCCCGACGTGATGCGGGCGCGTTCGGTGCTATCGGTGCCAAAGACCAACGGATACGCTTGCAATACGTTGACGTAGCCGACGTTGTTCACCATCCCGCCCACCGTGCTACCCGAGTTGTTAAACCCGAGGACCGTGTTGGCAACGCCTGCCGCCGTTGCAAGCACGCGGCTATCGCCAGAAGTGCGCGTGGCGTTGATTGTACCCGCGCCAACCGTCAGATTCCCACTCGCATCCAGCGTCATCGCCTGCGTGAACGAGATAGTTCCACCGGCGGTGCCAGAGGGGGCAACAAACCACTTATGCGCGGCGCTTGGGGATGTAGCCTGCTCATAGTTTGTGGCACCGATGCTCTCTATGTATTTCCAATTGCCATCATAGAAAGCATTGGTAGTGATAACCGTCGCAGCATTAGGGCTTCCATCAGAATACGAAGCAAACGCACTACGCTGACTCTGAAATACCTTGAACGTAGTCCACGCACTCGGCGTCACCCCGAGGCCGAGGTTGCCGGAGGCGTCGAGGCGCATCTTCTCGTTGAAGTCGCCCGACCCGGTGTTCGTGCGCGTCCAGAACGACAGATAGCCGCTCTCGTCTGCCGACTGCGACACGCCATAAATAGCGGCGCGAGATAGGTTGATTTCCCCGCTGGGACGTTCGGCACTAAAGACAATCCCCGTGCCAAGCCCTGCCGCCGCCGTGTTCGTGGTAATGGCAGAGATTCGCAACGTATCAACCAGCGTGTTCGTTACGGTAGTGGTGGTTATCACATCCAGCGTATTGCTCGGACTCGCCGTCCCCACGCCCACGCGGTTGTTCGCCGCGTCCACATAGAGCGTGTTGGTATCGACGGCGAGGTTGCCGGATGACGTAAGATACATCGCTGGCGTGGTATACGTCGTGCCGCCAGCCGATGAGGATGGGTTGAACTCTAACGCGCCAGCCACGTTCCAGTTCGTGCGAATAGCCCAGTTTGTTTGCGTGCTTGACGCCTGAAACTCTAGCGAACTGGCGTCATTGGCACTCGGGGTGGCTTGCCCCAACTGCATAATCTTATTGCCGCTTGCATTGGCGATTCGTGCCGAACCGCTCACCGTCAACGAGGACAGGGTGCCGACCGAGGTAGCCGCCGCCGCTACGCTAGCGCCGTCTATCCGGAAGTTACTTCCAGAGCGGGCCACCACGTACTCGTCGGTCGCCTGTGATGCGCCGCCGTCCGTCAGTTGCGAGATCTTGAGGTCTGCCAATGGTCTACCCTCTTACGCTGGTTCGTCGCTGTACGCCAACACACAGCGGCAGTTGATCACTTCGGACGCCGACCCCGACGGATCGAGCGGGTACATCAGACCGTTCGTGAACGGCGTGTCAATGCGGATGCGACCCTGCGCCATGCACGCGGTGTGGGTCTCGCGGGTCTCGGCATCCGAGAACGCCAGCCACTCCTTGCTCTGATACAGGTCGCCCATCTCCTGCGCCTGATCCCACGACCCCTGCGACAGCGCACCCGCCGACTCCGTGCGGGCAATCGCCGTGGAGCGCGAGGTCACCTTCTCCTCGCCATACACCGCTCGGCTGACCAATCGGGCCGTCTCGGTAACCGTCAGCCCCCCACGCTCGGACGCCTCGATGACTGCCAAGACTTCCTTCGCGGTGGTGTCGCCAATCAGTTGCGAGAGCCGCTGGGTGCGCTTGCGGATCGCCTCACGGACGCTCTGTACCGACCGCCCAGCGAGTCCTGCCTCGACCGTATCGGACGCAAGGTCCGCCCCGACCCCTGCCACCTCGGTCGCGCCGAAGGCGTAGCTCTTGGAGACGAGCGGGGTGAAGGACTCGCGCCAGTTCTCCTCAAGCGCCCCGCCCGGCGTATAGGCCGCACGGACACGCGCACGGGCCTCGGCAAAGCTCGGGGCCGTCGAGATGGACTTGGTGACCTTCGGGCGCTCGGCACGGAACAGCGCCTCGGCGGTCGCCTTGTACGTCTGCTCGGTGCGGTCGAGTTCGGCGTTGGCCCGCTCCCAGATGGCTCGCTTCCGCATCATCGCATCGTCAGGCTCGCTCCGATCCTTGAGCGCGTCCTTTGCCTCGCGGATGACCTTCCGCATATGGTCTAGCCCTCGGTCACCGACCGCGAGCCACTTGATCTGCGCCACGACCCCGGCAAGCTGGAAGTCCCCACGGTGCCGAGCGACCCACGCCTCGCGCAGACGTATGGCGTTCTCCTCGGCCTCACCGTCAGGGACGCCGCCGCGCTTGGCAAGCGGGGCTAGCTTGCGGAACTGCTCGTTGCCCTTGACGTTGCCGCCCTTCGACCAAATCTCGGGGAAGTTCTCCTGCAAGTCCTCCGCCTCACCGACGGGGAACAGGGCGTACTGCGAGTTGCGGAGCGTGACCTTCTTGTCGTTGCCGTCCTCGGGGAAGTTCGTGACCTCCTCGGCGCGGGACTCGTCCTCCTCCTCGTCCTCGTCGCTTTCTTCCTCGTCGGCTTCCTCCTCCTCCATCTCCTCCGACTCGCCTTCCTCCTCCTCGTCCTCCTCGACCTCACCCTCGGTCTCGGGCTTGGACGGCGCCTCTTGGTTCATCGGCTCGTTGTCAGTCGCAGGCGGCTGGTCGA